TAAAATGCAGGAGAAGACTTATTCTACATGCAAGTTCGCGTTTTTGTGGGCATCCCTAACCCTCACTCCTAAAAAGGCGAACCCCCTGAAGGGTGGATTTACAACTGATACGCACGCTTGTAATCCTTTAAAACGCATAACATAAAGTACACAGATCGCATCAGACGGTAGACTAATTCGGCAGCACGCTGCGCGGGTGCTCTGACTCACACCCCAGTTCGGCCCCAACCACATGAGTGGAAGCTTTCCAGAATCTCTCCTTTAGCTCCTCCCACGTTGGGAATCCCTTGAACTTCAGCTCCATCGTCAAGTTGTGTCGCTGAGCCAGCGACCAAATCCACTCTCGCTCGCGCTCGAACTTAGCTTTACCGTGCCAAAACCACTCGTTCAAGGCTGACGCCATCACACTTGCCATGTGCAATTCCGGCGACTCATCACCTGAAGGGTTGCAGATGGTGAGCATCTTGTGGATAGAGGCCTCTTCCAACGGAGCCACCACAGCACCGACGTCCTCATCCCACTTCCACGTTCGCTTGAGATACGAGATCTCACGGATGTGGATGAATGGACGTGAGTGACTCTCCTTGTCCGCCATGGTGTACTCCACACCAATGTCAGACATGGCCCTTTGAATGGCTGTGTGGTTAAACCAATCTGCAGCACGTGACACGCCCATGGTGTTGTCATCACCATATGTCAGCAGGCGCACAAATTCCTTGAAGCGGCGCGCCTTCACGTAGGTTGACCCCTCAAACGGACACAACTTGACAAACGCGAAGCGCATGTACAGGGCGTTGGCAATGCAGTTGATGATCACAGTCAAAGGATGGCCTGATGGATTCGACCCGAAAAACTCCACCAGGTCACCATCGAAATTGACGAATGCATATGCGGTGTCTTCGGCAATGCAGTCGATGATGCAAAGGTCACTCTCAACCCAACCGGCTGCCGCACACAAACTGCGCAGTACTCGGAAGGCGAGGAGAATGATGAGCGCCTCCATCTTCTTGTCAAACTTGCCGTAATCTCCCGCCACCATGCGGTCAAATCCGAAAAAAGTCAGGAAGTTGTAGTAGCTCTGCCATTCCAAGGATTGCACGGTGCACCCTGGCGACGCTTCAAAGACAAACGGGTTCTCCTGCATGAGCTTTACCACGGGCAACAAAAACTGCCGCACAACAAAACTCCAATCCGCGGGTGCTGCCGTGAACACTCGGACTTTACCTTCCGCCACTTTCTTAGTGGCACGGGGCTCATCCTTGAGCTTGCCGCAGAACACCGGGCACGCTCGCTGATTGTTGCTATACAGCCTCTTGATGCGAGCGATGCGATCCGTAACCTCACGATCGAACTGCATGTTACCCTCGTAACCACTCAGGTACGCTTTCTTGGTCTTGTTGTAAGGCTCTCCCATCGACGATTTGAAGTTCATCTTGTCAATGAATCGCACTCCCGGGATACCATTGATGGTCGCCTTGTCTGACAAGGGTTCAAGCATACTCAACGCACCTTCCGGAAGAGCATCCAAGATGTCATCCGTGTAGGCCTGAGCAATAGCCTTCATCACTGAGCCACTAAGCGAACCATACTTCTTCTGCGTTGAATCCACAAGAGCGTGGCGCCATGGTCGATAATCGCGCAATTCTGGAGCTGTGAAATCCACATTCCAACCGCGTTCAGCCAGAATCTCCTTGCCAATCAAGGTTGGTCGCACTTTCGAGCGTGACGTGACAGCAAAGCCCATGTAGCTTCCGTACACGTTCAAGGAACCTTCTTCCAACCAGCGTAAAGGTGACTTTTGACGCAGATCCACGAGTTTTTTCTCACGACTGGGCGCACTAATCTCCGGTGCAGAGCATTGAACCACCGGCATATCGAAGTGCTTCACAGCAGTGTCGATCAAATCAGTATCAATCTCAGTTGCCCACACTGACCCGTGTTGGTTGCCCAGTGCATGGATGCCAAGAATAGCTGTCACTGGCTGGTGTGTGAATAGTGGAGAACCGCAATCTCCAACAACAGTCGGTTCGTCGGTGAACCCTGTCCATGTGCTCAACACTGTAGACAACTCTGGTACGTCCTTCTGTTCTTGTGCCGCACACTTCACTCTGCGCAGCTTGACTTCAGTGCCCTTGGAACGCGTCACGTATGTCGATGTGTACAGACCTTTCAAAGTGGGGGCTCTGATTAGTTTGCGCAAATCACGCTTGGTCTCCCAACTGTGCACTTCAAAGAACGCGACATCTCTCTCTGCCACTCGAAAAATGTCTTCCTGTCACAACTTGAACACAACATTCGAGGAAGCACCTTGCATGTGTGGCACAACCGAGAGTGTGATCTCCAAATCGCCCTCGGTGAACATCGTGTGGTTGTTGGTCATCCACAGGTGTCCACATGGACTGAAAGTGTTACCCTCACGGGCTCTCAGACCATCTGACACCTTGATGCGCGCTGTGTTCCTCTCAATGACCTTCACAACCTGGTCGTAAGTGAGGCTAGCGAATGAAGCGCTCATCTCGGAACGGTCGATCGACGACGTTTGATAGTCATCTCGTTTCCAGACGTTGACTCGCTCAGTCTTCTCGAAATGTTCATCCGGTACTGACTGTCGCAAACCTTGCACTTCAGGGGCTTTCTTGGCCGCCACTGACTTATACAATCCGTAGGTGGTAATCATCAACGTGGCTGTCGCCAACCCACCGAGGATGTAGCGCCACCTCTTGTTGATGTAGCACGCACGAAAGGCATTC